GGATCAGGAGGGCTTCGGCGTTGAGGACAAGCTCTTTGCTCTTGACGATGCCAAGTCGCTGGATGGTATTGACAGGCTTGATCGTGACGCGGTCGCGCACCTTGCAGACTCTGGTGGCTTCCCCGAACTGGCTGCCAAGCTACGCGGTAAGAAGAAAGCGCCAGAAACTCCTGGTGTTCCTGGCGCGGGTGAAGGCTTTGTTGATAACGCAGAAACCAGCAATCCAATTTCGCTTATAGACCTGGAACCGGGAACACTATTCAAACTAAAGAACGGTGATACATACCGGTTGCACAAGCAAACCGAGAACGGTGGCGTGATTGGTAAGCCAGTAAAAATGGCGGACGGCACCACAGGCGGTAAAGCTAAGTTCTTCAACGGTAAGCTTGCCCCGAAGCAAATTAACACTGAGAAGGCTGCTGCTGTTTCTGACGTGCCGAAGCCAGCTAAGCAGCCTGGTGGCTTGAGCCTTAGTAACGTGGGGCCGAAGGGTAATCCTCGGAACGTGAAGGTAATGAGCGACAGCAAGCTGAAGGCGCTTAGTTCGCATCCGGATGTGGAGCCTTTCCTTAAGGCGCGGGTGGACACGGAACTTACGAAGCGCGGGGCTGATGCGCCAGCCGCGCCGCAAGCTCCCGACGTTACCCCCGACGTTGCACCGGACGCTACTCCAGACACTGGTGTTGCAGGAGATAGTGATGTGCCTAAGATTTCGGGTAGCTTGCCTTCCCTTGGAAGCATGTTCGATAAGAAGCGTAAAACAGGCCTAGGCAAGAGCAACCGTCCGATTCATGACGGAAAAGACTTTGCCCTGTATTCGGATAGCGACAACCGCGCTATCAAGAAGCTAATTGATTCAAGCGCTTCGGATGGTCCTCTCGGAATTGATGCTTATCGAGCGTTGCTATCGGGTATTGACGGTCAGTTTGATGGCGGCGGCGATACCGCCGTTCGAGACAAAGTTTATGATTATGCCGTAGATCATGGGCTTGTAACTCCAGCTCTAATTAACAAGACTTCATTGAACGTTGATCGTGACCTGAAGGACCTTGGCAGAGCTAAGGGCACGAAGGCAGGTAAGAAAGAAGCGTTCGATGCTGTTGATGCCCCGAAGACCGTTGCTGCCGAGAAACTTTCGTACGATTCTATTCCAGGGTTGAAGAAGGGCACGAAACTTAACTTGAAGGACACGGGTCCTTCTGGCAAGGTTCGTAACGTGAAAGCAATGCAGCCAGCGAAACTTAAGGCCATTTCTGAGAATCCTGATGCGGAACCCGCGTTGAAGAATCGCGTTAGAACGCAACTTAAAACACTTGGTTACGATGTGCCTAGTGACGAGCCCGCTCCTTTCGGGGAGTACTTCGATAGTGACGTTCCCGATGACCTGCCGTCCCTGGCGGGAACGGGGTACGCTGATTTTGGCGAGCCTGCCACCCCGGCTCAGGTTTCGAGGCTAAAGAAGAAGGCGGCAGCTGCGGCGGCTGAGGAGGATGCTATGTGGGACTCAGTGCTTTCTCCTCTTGTTGACATCCTCGACGCCGCGACCGTTGATGGTCCAGGCGGGAATGCTGCTTCTAAACTTCGGGACACGTACCGTCACGCGCTCAAAAGAGCCAAGGGCCTTGATCCCGGTGAGCAAATGTCAATGGGTCCGGGACAAGACTTCCGTATCCAAAATAAGGACGGCAAGTTCCATGTGCAGAAAGGCACGGATCTTGATGCTGCCCTTGACCCACAGACTGATGAGCCAATGGTTTATAACACTGCTGCTGAGGCTGCAGCGATGGCAACCGCAGCTGAGAGGGCTGTAGACATGGCCGCGACGTGGAAGCTCGCCAACTTGGATAACCCAAGCGGGCAGGATTTCGTACCTAAGAGCCCTAACGCGAGTTCTAACGCGCCGGGGCCGCAAGGTAAGGACGCCAAGAGAATCGCGGCTGCTTGGGCGAGGTATGACGGGAAGCTCGCGGAGTTCAAGGCCATCCCGGACACGGACAAGAAGGAACGGGCTCGTGTTGCTGCTCAGGTGCGGGCAGCGAAGCACAGGATTGGTAAGGCCGGTGGCGATCCCGCGAACCGTCCTGATGGTTCTAAGGACGCGCCTCAGACACCAGGGGCAAGCAAGAAGCCTTTCCGTCGCTCCGCAACCAGAACTGGTCCTGCGGGCGGCGAGATCTTCGGGGACTTCCAAGTGCTTGACAAAGAGGCGGCGTATGCTCTTGTCGATGCACTTAACGACCTTGTTGCCAGCACGGGAGAAGGCGGCATTGACGATGACCAAAAGGTCTATGATCTCCTAAACTCCGTTGATGGTGCGCACCCTGGCAGCGGAGTAAGTGACACGGTGACGCGAGAGCTTGTGTTCAAGGCGCTAACGAAGAAAGGCCTTTATGACGCAGAGGCGGCGTATAGCAAGAAGCCTTTCCGTCGCTCCGCAACCAGAACTGGTCCTGCGGGCGGCGAGATCTTCGGGGACTTCCAAGTGCTTGACAAAGAGGCGGCGTATGCTCTTGTCGATGCACTTAACGACCTTGTTGCCAGCACGGGAGAAGGCGGCATTGACGATGACCAAAAGGTCTATGATCTCCTAAACTCCGTTGATGGTGCGCACCCTGGCAGCGGAGTAAGTGACACGGTGACGCGAGAGCTTGTGTTCAAGGCGCTAACGAAGAAAGGCCTTTATGACGCTATGGGCCAACGAGCCTCTGACCGCGAAGTCGCCAGCAAGCGACAGTAGTAGTAGTTCGTTTGTAGTTATAGCCGAAGTGTGGTTTACGCTTACCGCTGATGACTACCGCTGAACTGATTCCAGAAACAGCTGCGCGTCCAGCTTCCCGGCAGGACTTCCTTCTACGGGAAACCGTTGCAGCACAACCGTCCGCTGTGCAGGAGGACGGAACCGTTCTTATCCAAATCATTCGGCCTGGTCTTGGTCGCGGGCGCGGCAACCATCTTTACGAATCAAGCATGCTGCAAAAGAACGCTGCTGTGTTCGGCGGCTGGAAAATGTACATTGATCACGAAATGCCGGGGGCCCGCAAGAAACGTGGTGGCCTTCCTCGCGCAATGGACGAGATTGGTGGCCGTGTTTTAGAATCTTGGTGGGATAATGATGTTCCTGCCGACGCTGCTGCGGGTTGGGGGCAAGGCGCGGTCGTTGGTCGCGTTCGCCCGGTTCGAAAGGTTCGTGAACTAATTGAGGATGATCCCGCACTCGTTGAAGCTTCTATTGCCGCTACGGCAACGGCCGTTAAGTCCGTTACCCGCAACGGCAAGAAGGTCTGGTTGGTTGAAGGCATTGAGCCTACAGGAACCGTGGATTGGGTTTCGGAGGCTGGTGCGGGCGGACGGGTGCTAGCTGAGGCCACCGCAAACACTGAGGAGGAAGCTGCTATGGCGGCACTAGATAGCATGACTGACGAAGAGTTGGTTGAGTATGTCCGAAATCGTAATCCTGAACTTGCTGAGAGCATGGACTCCCCGCCCGTTGAGGAAAACACCGATGAAGGAGGCGAAGCAATGGGTCTTACGCCCGAAGCGCTCCGTGAAACCATTGAGGCATCAACGGATGTTCGTGACTATGTGCGCGAACTTGTTGAGGCTCAAATTACGGAAGAGCGTGAGCTGATCCGTGCAGATGCTCGTGCGGATGCTGATCGTCAGATCGAACTTCGTGATTTGCGCGATGAAGCACAGAAAATGATCCGTGAATCGGATTTGCCGGATGCGTTCACTAAGCGTCTTGTTGCTGACTACGAGCTGGAAGGCTTGGAGCCCACCGAGAAGCTGGACGTTTATGATGAGGTTGATGAGGACGGTGAAGTCATTAAAACTGCCTTTGCTGCGCTTCGTGAAAGCCTGGAAGTTGATCTGCGTGAGCAGGGAGAACTTCTCGCGGCTGCCCGCCCAACCAGGGTGCGTGGTCAGGGACCGACAAGAATTGAAGAATCCGATTCTGATGGTCCAAAGTCTGATACACCGAAGTCGTTCTGGCGTGAGCACCTTGAAGCAGCGGGAGTTAATACTGAAGCTGCCTACGGTTCTTCGAATGGCGACGCAAACACAAGGAGCGAATAGACAATGCCTTACAGCATCGACTATAAGCGTGGCGTTTACGTCACGAATGGCTCTGGTGATACCTACGATCATGGTCTTCCCGTCGTGGAAGGCAATTTTGTTGGGGTTACGGTGAAGCAGAAGGCTGCCTCTTGGGATGCTGGCCTTGCTGCTCAATCGCTAATTGCTGACAACGAGGAGTACTTCATCATCACTAAGGGTGAGGTACAAGTCGCAAACGTGGCTGGTTTCGCTAAGGGCGACGCGGTTTACATCACGGCAGCGAACGTGCTGACCGAAACGGACAGCGGCAACACGCCGTTTGGCCGTGTGACGGAAACCACTTCTGACAATCGCGGCGTGCCTATTGGGCAAGTTCGCATCGACCTGGACGTTAAGACCGCTGTTCCAGCGGCGGCGTTCTAGGAAGGAGACTAAACCCTATGCGCTATGGCGATTATGGGAAGCCAGTCATGTTGTTCGAGTCGTACATCGAATGGCGTGATGAGCTACAGGCAAATGCAACTGACTTGCAGGAGGCGGACACGAAGGCTGACTTCCCGTCCTTCCTTTTCGGTCCGGTGCAGCAGAGCTTGTGGCACGGTTACGAAATGGTTCAAGGGCAGTACCAGAAGTACGCTCGTGTAGAGAACACTCCGGATTTCCGTGAGCGTCGTCTGCGCGGCCTGAACGGCATGAGCAAACCTGGCTACGTGGGTGACCACGGGCAGCTGCCAGTTCTGTCTCGTTCGGAGCGTCCTTCCGCGTCACTGGTCGTGGACACATACGGTGGTCAGTACTCGATCACCCGTCAGGCAATTATCAACGACGAAACGAATGAGCTTCTTAACTCAGCCCCGGCTGAGATGGGTGAAGCTGCAGGCGTTTTCATTGTCGAAACGATCATTGCGTACATTGAGAGCAATCCAACCGCGCCTGACGGCGAGGTTCTGTTCCACTCTAGCCGTGGGAACACGGTTACGGCGGCACTGTCTGAGGATTCGCTTGTTGATGGTGTTGCTTGGATGACTAAGCAGCTGGATGATGATGGCCGCCACATTGTGGTTCGTCCTCGCGTCCTTGCCGTTGGCTCGCCACGCCAGGAGCTTATTGCTCGGCGTATCCTGAACAGTCAGGTTACTGGAACGACAGTTACTGTCGCTTCAAGTGCTGGTGCTGGCTCTCAGGTGTTTGACAAGGGCACGGATAACATTGTTCGCGGTATCGTGGGCGAAGTTATTTACGACCCGTACTGGAACGACGCTAACGACTGGTACCTGTTCGCAGATCCCAGCCGTGTCCCAGCGTTCGCTGCTGGCTTCCTGAATGGTCAGGAACGTCCAACGGTGTACCAGAAGGATCCTGAGAAGCGCGCCATTCTTGGTGGCGGTGGACAGGACCCTTACACGTTTGATTTGCTGTCGATTGACTTTGAGGTCATTTTTGACTTCGGTGTCGCGGCCGTTGATCCGCGTGGTGCGTACCGTTCGGTGGTGTCTTAGTCATGCCCCGTGGAAATGATCCTGCAGCACTTTCGCGTCTAGCAGACGAGTATGGTTCGAATGCTGGGAATGCGGATGTGCTTATCCAGGCGAACGCTGCACGATTCACTCGTGAACTGCGGGCGGCTGGGCTATTACCCGTTGATGAAGCAGCCACGGAAGCGCTTGACGTTTCCAAGTTGGCTGTTGCCGTTGGCGCTGATGGGGGTCAAGTTATCTCGTACACTGTGCGAGGTAATTACGCGACCGCTGTTATTGAGTCCGCTACTGGCGCGATTCGGAAAACAGCGGTGCCACTTGAGAACGCACTGAAGGGCAAGAAGTTTAAGTCCGCAGTGCTTACAGTACAGGACGCTGAAAGCGTTCAGTTCGCTGCTGAAGCTCAAGCTGCCGCGAAGGTTGCGGCCGCAGAGTTGAAGGCTGACGAAATAATTGCTGAGGCTCAAGTGCAGGCCGCTAAGGTTATCCGTGAAGAGATCGCTAGGGCCGGTACGGAAGCTCGTAAGGCTGCTCAGAAAGCATTCAAGGAAGCTGCTGCCGCAGCGGGGGTTGAAATTGATACTCCAGTTGCGGAAGTTGTTGACGAGGAGCCGGATGAGAAGCCAGCGAAGCTAATTCGGGGGTCCGCGAAGCAGTCGTCGGAGTAATCAAGCAATGAAGTCCGGGCCGGAGCAGCAATCACTGCTTCGGCCCTGCTTCGTTCAGGAGGGAAGGTATGAACGCGCCAACCGTAAATGAAGTTAATGCTTGGTCGCTAGTTGAGTTCGCGTCCCTTCCCGCGCCGGTTGATAACACTCTTCTCGCGGTGTATGTTGCCCGCGCTAATGATTACGTGATTCTCATAAGCGGACAGGTGTTTGCTGGCATGCCTGCAGGGCTTGTGACGTTGGCACAGGAATGCGTTCAAATGCGCACTGAGCAGCTTGCTTATCAAGCGCAACCTGATCAAATTGATACGCGCACCGATGATGCTATTGCTAGCTTCGGTGTGGATGGGTATAACGAGTCGCGTCGTGGCCTTAACGAAGCTGATAAGGAACGCATGGTGAATCCTTGGCAGGGTTTGCATGATCGTTTGTGGCGGCTTATGACTGATGAGAAGCGTGATGAGTGGCGTGAGCGTTGGGCGGGAACAAGTCCTGCGTTTGCCGTGTCGGAAGTTGCTTGGGGTGATTTTGGAACCGGGCAGTGGCCAAGCGGCCCGCCCGATGATTTCAATCAAAGCTTTGGGGTGTAACAAATGGCCTTTCCTGGCGTGCTTGTTGATAGGGCGCGTCCCATCCGTAAGGTCGTTGGTGCGGCGAGGGTGGAAGGAACAACGACCGTAGCTTCCGTGAACGGTGTCTGGTTCCGTGCGCGCTTATCCTTATCGGGAACGCAAGAGCAAGCACAGAACGGCAGGAAAATAACTATGCCTTCCCCTTCCCTGCTGTATACGTTGCGTGACGAGGCAGGCGGACTTATTTCGTTGTCACCTAATGATCGCGTGGAAGTTGAGTCCGTGCAACTAGGCAACAATGTGTGGTTGGTAACAGGTGATCCTAAACCTATTCGTAAGAAACGGTCGCTGCTTGGTTTCAGAGCGGAACTTAAACGCGTTGATGAACATCAAGTAACCATTCCGGGAAGCTAATGGGATATCGCGGCGGTGAAATAAGCAGCTTGTTTAAGGAAGCGCCCTTGAAGCGTGCTGGTGAAAACATCTCGAAGGACGTGCTAAAAGAGTTTCATGACGCGACAGTGAAGAACACCCCAATTGGTGGCCGTTTTGCGCCCGGTGGGCTTGGTGGGAACCTTCGGTCATCGTGGTATACGGAAGGGCCAGCGCATAAAACGTCGCTTTCGGGAATGGAATGGAGCGGGTCTGTGAACACAAACGTGGATTACGCACCGCATGTTGAGTACGGCACTGGCTTGTGGGGTCCGAAGCACGCTAAGTACTTGATTAAACCGAAGGTTCCTGGCGGCACCTTGTCGTGGGTTGATCCCGTAACGCGGAAGCGCCGGTTCGCCAAGAGCGTTATGCACCCCGGTTCGCCTGGTGCGCACATGCTACTGAACGCTGCAGTTAAAACCGAAGCGATGTTTGGTTTGATTGCTGAGCCCGCGCTGAAGGAATGGGCGCGTGAAGCAGAAAGGCTTGCGGACTGATGCGCACTAGCGTTGACGCGTTGCGTTCATTGAAGCGTTATGTTGCTTCAGCACTTGGTGATGATTGGGAAGTGCGTCTCAGTGTGGATGAGGGCACGTTTGCGCGTCCGCAAGCTTTGCTGCAGGCTGCTGGCTCCCCAGTTACCTTGCAAGGCACCCAGCACACAGTTGATGTTCAAGCCCCGTTCGTTATTTACTTGTACCCGGAGTCTGGCTCAACGCACATTGAGAGCTTAATTAGTGCTGGTGACGCGGAGGAGCTTCTCTTTGACGCGTTTCATGTTGGTTCAGGTGCTGCTAGGCCGCTTCGTGTTCCGTTCTACGATTATGCAGGGAAGCTAGGTAGCGTCGCAGCTTTTGATACGGAGAAGCAGCTGGTTACCGTGACGGGTGCGCCAACAGGCGGGTCGTTCACATTGACTTTCTCTGGTCAAACAACGGATTCGTTGCCATGGGATGCTTCGTCCGCGCAGGTTACTGCTGCTCTTTGGACCCTAAGTAATGTTGCTTCCGCAGATCTAGAAGCGTCAGGAGCTAACGGTGGGCCCTGGACCGTTGAGTTCTCCGCGTACAGAGGGAACGTGCCGCAGCTAACGGTCACCGCGACCTTAACGGGAGGAACGGCCCCAGCGATGTCTGTGCAAACGTTACAAGAGCCGGATCGTGGCGCAAGTAATGCTGGCGCTGGAACCGTTTCGCCGCATGGAGATTACCTTCGCATTGACCCCGCCCCGTCCGTGCAGCGAGTTCAAGACCCGGAAGACGAGCTGTTGTTCACGATCATTTGTGAAGTTCGTTTGTCATGGCGACGTTCTGGGCGTTTACCCTTTGGCGAGTCCGTTCTAAGTGTTGATACCCAACTCAACGTTAGTTAGCTAAGGGAGTTTGAGTGCCTGATCTTGAAGAAAAAAGCATAGCGAAGAAGTTGCCGGTGGCAGCAGTACCCGCTGGCTATTCACATGAGCGACTGATTACGGATGCCGATAGCTTCACTGGCTACCCCGCGCATGTTGTTGTTGGTGCCCTTGCGGGAGTTAAGAAGCAAAACCTTTCAGCCGATGAAACCAAAACGCTTGTGGAGAAATGGCTCCTAAGCGAAGCCAACTGAGGTAGGAGCACATGCCCGGAACTTTCTCCAAAAGCAATCGTCCAGAGCGCCCAGGCGCTTACGTCAACTTCTCACCAACCGCAACCACAACGGTTCCCGCGTCCGCTGGTTCCGTTGCTGCGGTTCTAATCACGCATGATTGGGGCCCAAGCGAAACGGTTGCAAGGTGCGTGTCGTTCTCTGACTTCCAAGCACAGTTCGGAAGCAGTGATGATACGGCTGGGTACCGTGCGGTTCGTCAAGCGTTCACAGGTGAGGGCTTGCCTGGTCGTGGCGGAGCGTCCGAAGTGCTGGTTTGGCGTGCTGTTGCTGCGTCAGCTGCTAAGGCGGACGCAGCACTCTTGAATACTGCTGGAAGCCCCGTTACGGGATTGACGCTTACCGCAAAGTATGATGGTACGCGAGGCGATGATCTGAAGGTCACAATTCAGGACAACGCAGCAAACGGCTCTAACTTTGATCTCATTTTGAAGGATGGAACAGTTGAAGTTGAGCGCTACACACTGCCGGATGAGAACATTTCGGAACTTGCTGCAGAAATCAACCTGATTTCGGATTGGGTAACTGCCGCTGCGGACGTTGACAACGTTTCTCTTGCCGAGGTTTCCAACTCTGCTTTCAGTGGTGGTGACGACGGAACATCGCTTCTTGCTGGTGATTACACTGCTGCGTTTGACGCACTTGAAGTTTATCGCTTCGGTGTGTTCGCTGCTGAGAACTTGACGGACCCATCAATTACCGCGTCCTTGGTGGCTTGGGTTGATGGCCTTAACGCTGTTGGCAAATCGCTTCTTGGCGTTATTGGTGGCGCAGCCGCTGAAAGTGTTGCTACTGCCGTTACTCGCGCAACGACCGCTAACTCACCTTACATTGTTTGTGTTGGTGTTGGGTCCGCTGAGGACAGCACGCTTGGCACCGGTGAAACTTCCGTTTCGCTTGGCACCGCTGAGTTGGCTCCTCGTATCGCAGGCATTTTGTGCTCGCGTGGCGAAACGCAATCCATTACGTTTGCGCGACTCGCAAACCTAAGCATTACTGCGGGAGCAACTGAAGCTCAAATCCTGACAGCGTTCGATGCTGGCCTAGTGGTCTTGAGTCGTGACTCGCATAGCGTTGCGCCAGTACGAATTGAGAAAGGTCTTACTACCTTCACCACTACCGATGACCTCACTCGCCCGTACCTGATTTATCGCAACCCGAAGTTTGTGCGAACAATGCAAGGCGTTCAGCAAGAACTAGCGCAATGGTCAGAAGAAAACGTGATTGGTATTCTCCCAATCAATGACACGACCCGCGAATATGTGGTTGGGCACGCCACCTTGCTTTTGAAAGGTCGTGCTGCTTCCGGTGCCATTCAGGAAACGTTCACCGTACAAATTGATCAGAACCCGCCACCTAGCGATAACGATGAGTTCATTGGCTTGGTGTTTGGTATTTCATTCGGCCGCTCACTTGAGCAGCTTTACTTCTCAATCAACATCAGCTAGAAGGAGATTCACAGATGGCTAACGTAAATCAAGGTCTCTACCGGATGGGCGGCATGTACGGTGCGGCTTACGGTCCTGACGGAACGCTTCTTTCTGAGGTTGTTGAGGTCACCGCAGCGGTGGAAGTTAACCGCATTGAAATTCCGCTTGTTGGTTCCACGAAGCAGGGATACAAACCTGGTCGTGAGTCACGCGAAGGTTCGTTGCGACTGCAGAAGATTGACACTCGCTGGGAACTTCAAGTGTTCGACTTTTTGAGTCAGTCGTTAGCTGCTCGTCGTGTGGCTCGGGGCACCCCTGCTGCTGGGCTTCGTCCGTTCACCCTGAAACTTGAGTGGGATGACCCGGATGCGCTTGGGAAGGAAACTTGGCAGCTTGAAGGCTGCTTGATTTGGCGTTTGCCACTTGGTTTCAACATTACGGATGACATTCGTGACCTTGAGTTCCCGTTCACGTGGGAAACGGAAACACCACTCAATTCGTTTGTCAGAAACGGACTGGTTGACGCGGTCACGGGCCTGCCTGCCGTTACATACCCCCACACCGTTTAGTCTTTCCGTCCTCTCATGCTAGTTGACTATGAGCGACTGGTGCTGGAGCTTAAGGCAGTAATTGCCGCCAAGCCTCATCACGGGCAGCGTGAGCTTTTAGCTGAGCTTGGACGTTTAGAAGTTGCTAACACAATTGGTTTGCAGCAAACAGATGGAGATAACCCTATTGCCGCCGCGTCGTCAAACGGGACCCCCATTCTGAACATTCATCGACATGTGCCGGGTTCCGGCGCAGACGACCGAAGGAGTATCACTAATGCAGAACCAGTCCGAGGGTAGTTCACAAGCAGCAGAGAAGATTTCCCCGGAGGAAGTTCCCGCGCAAGCACGTCGCGGGAGTCGGGGACCAGAAACAACCACGAGGACAGCTGACGAAGCTGTCTCTAAGGTTGCGGGAGGCGAAGTGCTTTCTGCTTCGGAGGCAAGCAAAGCTCTTGCTTGGTTCCTTGAAGAAGATCAAGGGAAGGTAAATACGCTCACGTTCCGTTTGAATGTGGGCATGGGCGTGGACCGTTGGATTAATTGGACGGTTCAAGCACTTGATCGTGACGTAATTTCGCAGATTCGGAAGCGCTCTGAGCGGCGTGGCGAAACTGACGAGATGCTTGCTTCGTTGCGGCTTGCCGCAGCTGGCACCATTGATCCACCGCTTTCCGATGCTGCGGTGTTAGGTAAGTTCGCTGACCCTGCGGACGCGCTTCAACATCGCTTTCATTTCAAGCCTGGTTTGATTGATCAGATTGCTGCGAAAGTTACGCAAGCATCAGGCTATGATGATGATGATGTGGAGGACGCGGCCGGTTCTGCGGAGCGGGAGGTCTCTGCAGGGCAGGGTTGATTAGCGCCGGTGGGGAAGCGTACCATCTTTGGGCAGCTTGGCATTTCGGCCATGAGAACCCTTACCGGCTATACAATAAGTGGGGTTGCGGCAGTCCGCAGTTCCCTTCGCGTGTGCGTTCGTTCGTCTACGCTTGTTCTCGTTACAGTTTGGAACTTGAACAAGCTAAGGCAAAAGCGGGCGGGGGGCTAGGCTAATGGCTGCCACGGTTCGCGGCACGTTCACGTTAATTGATCGTGCTAGCGGAACGCTCAAAAACATTTCGAAGAACGCTCTGGTCGCTGACCTTGCTGTTAAGAACCTTGGTGCAAGCCTTGATTCTGTTGGTTCGTCTGAGTCAATGCGCAAACTTGATCACGCGAGCCGCAAAATGAAGGAGTTTGGTGCTGCGTCCAGGGCAATGGCCACTGAGACTGAGCGCAGCACGAAAGCAACGGCCCGTCACTTTGAAAGCATGGCCGTTAAGTCCACGGCAGCAATTGAGGAAATCAAAGTAAGGTTGCATAGCCTTGGTAGGCAGAAAGCTCGTCCTGAAATAGAGATGGGCGGGTTCTCAGCGTTCATGGTGGAATCGGAGCTTCTGATTCGGCAAATGAAACGAATGGACAGGGCAGCAATCCTGTCCTCCTTGAAAGCAAGCTTTAGTGCGTTGATGACAAGCATGACCGCTAGTGCTAAGGCTACGTTTGGGAGCCTTGTGCGGTTAGCGGAAGGCATGGGTCAGAAGCTTGCTGCCCCAGCGAAGGCTTTAACGGGCGTTTTGGGTGGTGTTGCCACTGGCGTAATGGGTGTGGTTGCCAACATGAACTTTCTGGTTATAGCCATAGCTCTTGCCGCAGCCGCAATCGTGCCACTGGTAGGGGCCCTGGGGGCGCTTACAGGCTCACTGGCAGCCGCTACTGCAGGAATAGGCGCGTTCCTTACGGGAGGCCTTGGGATAGGCGTAGTGGGGCTTGCTGCCCTTGCTTCCATTGCGATCCCGGCAACGATGCGGTTAATCAAACTGAAGGAAGCTCAAAATGAGTACACGAAGGCCGTTAAGGCAAGTGGTAAGGGTTCGAAGGAAGCTGCGGCAGCTCAAAAGATTCTGAGTGAAGCGCAGAAAGGCACTGGTGGCTTCAATTTCGCGGATGTAAGCAAGCTTGGTTCTAGCTTCACGAAAATTACGCGTCCTGGGCAAGCCGCTTTCTTCGGGGCTTTGAACAGCACTCTGGAGTTCGCTAAAGAAAACATGCGTGAGTTTGGTGGCATCGCTAATCGTGTTGGTCGCGCAACGAGAGATGCGTGGCGTGACTTCCTTGAGTTGTTTCAGAAGTCAATTGGGCGCGGCGTACTTAAGGATCTTGGGAAAGCATTTAGTGCGTCAATGGGGCCGTTAGCTCGCGCAATGGGCTATGTTGCAGCGGCCCTTGGCGACATTGCTGTCGCGGCATCCCCGCATGTTCTGTCGTTCTTTAAGCAGCTGGAATCTTGGGCTAAGTCATGGTCAAGAGTTTGGAGCAAACCAGACGAAGCTAATAAACGAATGGGCAAAATGATGGGGCACCTGTCGTCATGGCTGAGCTTTCTTGACGCTATTTGGAAACTCATTAAGGCAATCTTCTCCCCAGCTGCTGACGTTGGCAAAAACTTGCTGGACGACATGACCTCCTCCATTAAGAAGCTCACGGACAAGATTGCTAAGGACCCTGAGTCAGTTAAGCGCTGGTTCAAGAAAGCTGCGGATGATGCCACGAAGCTTTGGAACGCGTTTGAGGACATTGTTTCGGCTGCCACGAAGCTAGCAGAAGCGCTACTGCCTGTGGTGCTGGTGCTTTCCGACATGGTTGATAAACTTGACGAGATGAATCTATTGGTACCAGTATTGGCTGGTGCTTTGGCTTTGCTCGCGACGGGGGGGGGTGTTGCGGCAGCAGCTGGGGGCGCGGCCATTGTGCGGGCTGCTGCTGCTGCTGCGGCAGCGGCGGCGGCACTTGGTGGTCGCAAGCCGCCTACCACAGTCGTGCCGCCCGGTGGCGCGGGGCCTCGCAGAGGGGATCCGAAGCCCTCAGGGACACAACCTCCCAAGGGTATAAAGCCAATAAAGCTTGGCCGTCTCGTCAGAGGGGGAATGAAAGCAGGGTGGGCAGGACTAGCCCTCTTGGCACTCGAGGAGATAATGGGAGACAAAGACAAGAAGGGCGATGCTCAGCGCGAAAAGAAGGAAAAAGACTATTTAGACCAATTCATCAAGCCCAAGGCGAAACCAAAGGGCCCTGGCGTTGGCGCGTCGGTTGCGGGCGGAGTTAATCTCGTAGGCGCAGCAGCGGGCGCAGCAGCAAAGATGGTTACGAACGCCAACAAGGTTAGTGCGGCACAAAAGAGGGTTGGTGACAGCGCTGGAAGAACCAAAACAAGGGTTGCTGCCGCTTGGCAAGGAATGAACGCAGTGGTTGTTTCAGTGTCAGGAAGCGTTCTGTCTCAAACGAACGCTTTGCTGCGAGCCTTCGGTGCTGGTGCTGTTCAAGCACCGGGCGCAGCCGCGCCTGACACTAAGGGTCAGAAGGGTCAGCGGTCAGCCCCTAAGAACGCGTTGGGTGGCAGGCTCGCAACGTTCGCTTCAGGCGGCCGCATTCCAGGAACACCCAAAGGTGATCACATTCCGCTGTACGGCAAGGGGGGCATGGTTGGCATAGCTGACGGTGGCGAACTCGTTGTGAATCGTCATACTGAATCTCGCGTTAACAACATGCTTAACCGTCATGGCACATCACTTGGCCGTGAAGTTTCAGGGGAGGGCACACCGCACAGTCGCCCAATGGCCGCTGGTAGAAGGCATGGCGGCCCGTTCGGTGGCTTTGCAACTGGCGGCAGGGTTTATACTGCCTCGCAGTTTGGTGGCGCAGGCGATCCTGGTACTGGATCACAAGGCTACAAGGGTGATGATCTGAACAGGTTCCCGAACTCGTTCGCTGAACTTGGAATGGGAACCGCTATGGGCGGCTTGGCTTACAAGCAACCAATCACAGTGAGCTACAAGGGGAAGAGCATTACGGTACTGAAGCGTGACATTGGTGGCGGTGGAGGTGGCTTGGACGGCAAGGTGCGCGGACCAGACCTTTGGTATCAAGCCGCGCAACGTATTGGTTTGCCAGGTCTCGCTAACGTCATGGTCAACATGGGTGCTGGCACTGGTGGGGGTTCGGGCGAGAGGGTTCGTGCGCCTCGCGTTACGGGTAGTGGGTCTCTGGCACGTATTGCGCAGGGCGCGTCCACTAAGCTCACGGCGGCAGCGAACCGTTTGGTTGACCGTAACCGACCAAGTGATGTTGGGCAGGTTCCTGCAGGGGCGGGCGGAGGCAACGTAAGTGGTTTGCAACCAATCGTTAGGCGAGCAATTGCTTGGGCGCAGAAACATGGGTGGGCAGGCTCAGTTTCTAGCGGGTTCCGTACTCGTGCAGAACAGGCCGCACTTTATGCTTCCAAGGGGCCAAGGATGGCTGCTGCTCCAGGCAATTCGAACCATGAGAAGGGCTTGGCTATTGACATTACTGACCCTGCTGGCTTCGGTCGCGCTATGCAGTCAGCGCCAGCTAACTCTCGTTTGTATAGTCGCATGTCTTGGGAACCTTGGCATTATTCAACTACTGGTTATAACAAGGGTGGGCGTGTTCCGCAGTGGGGCGGTTGGCATGGTCGCGGCGGCAACATGCAGGTCAATAAGCCAACGCTTCTTGGTGTTGGTGAAAGCGGTGCGGAAACAGTTTCGATTCGTCCCGTTGGTAAGGGCGGTGGCGGCATGCAAGTCAAGGTGGACATTGGAACTATTCATTACAGCGGGAAGGGCGAAATTAAGGACGCAATTAAGAGCGAGGTATCACAAGCGTTTTCTGAGCTGTCGTCGGAAATTGACTTTGGGGCGGGTACCTAATGTCAAAGCATACGGGTGGGTTTCTGTTTCCTGAATCACCGGAGCCATCCAGCGATGAGCTTTGGGTTGTGGGCAGCGGGCTTCGTGTCACGTTGCAGAGCGCCCCAGGATACACTGACAAGAAGCTACTGAAGTCACCGTTTCGGTTTCAGGTTCCGCCACTGGAAGAATACACGCAGCAGTTTGCGTTTGATCACGCTGAGTACACAACGTTGAAGAACGGAACGTTCACTCGCAAAACAGGACGTCAGCTTCGACAAATTCAGTTTCAAACACTGTTCTTGGATTACAGCGTTTCGTGGGAAGCGTGGAGAAACCCAGCCGTCGACCCGTTGGAAGCTGCTGAAACCTTGAAGGGTTTGGTTCTAACTGGCACGCCGTTCCAGCTGCTGGTAAGTAACTCGCAGTTATGGGGAGAGAAGCAGGACACAAACATGCTTGCGGTACTGAAAGCTTTGACGGTAACGGAAAAGGCTGGGGAGCCTGACGCTCGGTACTTTGATGTTTCGTTCCAGGAGTGGCGGGCCCCCGCAATCATTAAGCGCAAGCAGCTTGGTAAGAAAACTAAGGGCGGGCAGCAACGGCCTGCTCGTTCGAAGCCTAAGACACCAGCCTACCTTTGGGTTCGCGCTGATGGTTCAGCTAAGCATCGCAGCAAAAGTTGGACGGCCGCGAGACCAGTGACACTGAACGGATTGTCAATCTACTTTTATGGACGGTCAGCTCACTGGCGCACAATTGCTTCAGCAAACAACATTAAGGGAGTGGCAAGCAAGGATAATCTTGGGGTTTATGTTCGGCGCATTGCTGGGGTTAACGGCAAAGCTAATTTCGTGATTCCTCGTGTTGATTTGTCCGGGGGTTCGTAGTGGCCGCTAAAAGTGCGAAAGCTAAGCAGCGTTCTGATAAGCCCGTTAACTACTGGTATAGGGCTGCGCCTAGCATGACGTTTGGGCGTGAGCAGTTTCGTGTGCGAGCCATTTTGGATCAGCGTCAGCGCACCAAGGAAATAGGGGTTCTTGATGATCTTGTGGAAAGCATTTCGTGGGAGGACTCAAGCCCTGTAATGCAAGGCGAAATCGTTATTCGCAAACCGGATCGCAACAAGGAGTTTAAGACAATCCAGGAGGGGCACCAAATCTTGCTGGATTGTGACCGGTTGGGTAGTGGCCAGTTTAAGTCCTTGTGGAGAATGCGTTGCCGTGAAGTTACGGTTGACGGAACGGAGGGAACAGTCACTTTCAAGTTGATTAGTGATCTTTCACGATACGCGCTTGGTGAAGATGACTACGAATTTCGGGTCAATAAGAAGCGTCATCCGAAGCCGTACCGGGGCGACCAAATTGTGCGGGCTGCCGCAAAGCAATCTGGCATCAGGGTTGGCAGGCTCATCAAATGCGAAAAGACCTATAAGACCTATAAGAAGAAGTCCGCAAGCTTTTTGGATGTTGTCAACGACATTTATAAGCAGGAGCGTGAATTAACGGGCCGCAAGTACGTTATTGCTTGGAGGGAAGGCGCACTATATGTCACGGTGCTTAGGCGCCCACGGTACATGTGGCTCTTTGGCCCGACCCTCATTAACTACACGTACACGCGGGAAGCGCTTGCTAAGGGCTTCGCTACTCAGTATGAGGTTCGTGCCACAATCAAAGCGAAAGGCGAACGCAAGAAGCGCAAGATTCACATGAAGGTGGGTTCTTCAACGTTGCAGAAGCGTTGGGGAATCATTAGGCAGAAGTTGAGTTTGGGTGACGTTAAGAGCCGTGCGGATGCCATTAAGCAAGCCAGAGCGAAGCTTGCGTTGGTAGCTTCACCTAAGAGGGAGGTTACTCTCACGCATCCGGGGGTTCCGTCCGTGAAGCGCGGTGATTCTTTGCATTTGCAAATCCCGGAGGACATTCCGAAAGCTAACTGGGTTGTGTTCGTCGAGGCAGTGACTCACAAGGTGACTGCTGGTGACTACACAATGGAGGTGACGCTTCGGTGGACTGATCCGTTTGTTGATAAGCAGGGCGATAAGATTCGTGAGAAGCGCGCTAAGGCAGCACGGAAGCGTAAGCGCAAAACACATGTTCATACAGCGTTGCGTCCTCGAGCCGCTAAGCACAGGGCCCGCAGTGATCAAGGCAATCGCACAAAGGTAAAAAGCCGATGATTCTTGGGAACACAACAATTGGGGCATCACAAGTTTCGCTTGGTGTAAACGAATTCAGGCTTGTGGTTCTTGAGGATTCCTTACAAGAGTCGTTAATTCCAGCGCGCTTATCTGCGTACATGGATGGGCTTGGTGGTGCTGGCGGTGATCAGCGAGTGCGCGGAGTGCTTTACGTGAACGGCGTGCTCGCGGCGGTTTCTACGGAGGTTGTGATTGCGGCAGGAGCGGCAGCAACGTGGGTGAGCTTTCCTTTCTACACGTTTCCTAACTCCGCTAGCTCAGGGCTGCTTTCTGGTACTGGCGAAGTTATTTTGGGGTTGCTAAGCGGGCTTGCTGCTGGTGTTGCACGAATCTTTTATGTGCCTAGTGTCGGAACGGGCGATGTGTATTCACGAACTTATGTTGATGGACCGTACGCAGCTTTTGCGAGTTACTCATCACCAACGCCCGATACGAACTACTTGTCAATTCATGCTGTGCTTTCTCCTGTTTGGGCTCCACCAGGCGTGGATGTTGTGACGGATGATTACTACACGGAGCTTGGGTTCCCTTCCGCGCAGCAAGCCTTGCTGCTGAACGTTGCGTCAGAATCTTCGGTTACTGCAATCGCTGGTTGGCACGGCACGTATGTTGATCCGCAGCGTGGTTCTGTGGCTGTCGTGAACTCTAGTGGGTCACTTGCCGGTCATGTTGGTGAGCGTGTTCGCGTTTCGAGCAGGCTCACGAAACGTTCCGTGGTGGTTCTTGTGCATGCTGAAAGCGATCTGGTTGCGGAGGACATTAGTTTGTCACGCAGGGCTTGGCTTGCTATCGGTACCCTTTCTGACGATGAGCTAACGGTCTCAGTGGAGGTGCTTGCCTGATGGCATCGAAAGGTGTGAAACGGGCAGCTGATTCCATTCGGCGGGTGTCTGAGAAGAGCGCCCGTGCTGAAGGTAGGGATGTCCAGCTTGGGATTGTTCGTAGACTCAACCCGATTCAGGTGGAACTGTCGCACGGACGGGCTTTGCTTGACGAAGGTGACGATGTTCTGCTAGGGCAAGGGGTTCGTGCAACGAAACTGGTGGTTGGAGATAACCTTGTTTTGGTTGACACGCCAGATAATGATTGGCTTGCGGTTTCGGTGCTTTCTGATGATGCTGCGGTTGCGTTCACAAACCTAGCGGCCCCTGTAGATCCTTCTGATGCGGCAACGAAGCAGTATGTTGATGCTGGCAGCGGCGCTACGGGGGCTACGGGGCCGACGGGGTCGACGGGGGCTGCTGGTAGTTCGGGTGCTACAGGACCAACGGGGGGTACGGGAACGACTGGCGCTACTGGAACAACGGGAGCAACTGGAACGACCGGAACTACTGGAGCTACTGGACCGACCGGCGTTACCGGAGTCGCGGGTGCAACGGGTCCAACGGGTGTTACGGGCGCTACTGGTGGCAAGGTTGTCCAGACGGTCAATACACAACCGACCGGGTTCGTTGCGGGCTCGACCACTATTCCGCTGGACGATAGTATTCCTCAACAAAGTACTGAGGGTATCGAAGTTATGACGCTGGCGATTACCCCAACGAACGCGGCTAACATATTGGTGATTGAAGTTGCTCTGTGGGGGTCTATTAGCGCCGCAGATTCGCTAACGGCTGCTTTGTTTGTTGGCTCGACAGAAAATGCTCTTGCTGCAGCGGCCACTCACGTAAGCGGCGGTGATCGTGCCCAACAACTATCGTTTTCGCATCGGGTGGTCGCCGGTGTTACTACCGCGCTCGCGTTCAAGGTAAGGGCTGGGCCGAACGCCGCGAACACGTTCACGTTCAACGGCCGCGCCGGGGCACGAATCTTCGGTGGCGTTGCTTCGTCTTCTATTACCATCACTGAACTTACGCCGTAATGACCCTTCTCCTACTTCTCCAACGTGAGTACGCTGACAGTCTTCTCAGCGAGGCCGCTGCGGTTGCGCATACGCACCCGATTAACTACCTTAGCGCAGGCGGCTCTTACGCTTCTGGCGGTGCCGTGACATGGACGCGTGTGCCTGTCTCGTACATTGACGAAGTTTACTTTGAGGATGTTGGTAAGGGCATTACGGTTGAACTTCGTCAAGAGTGCAGACTATTGAACATCACGGCAGA